ATAAAATAAGTTTGCATGCCAATCAAGCACGCAAACAAATAATATTTGACGCTTAATTGGCGAAAGACCACCAAATGGTGGTGAACAAGTCGCTTCTCGTTCTGTTCGATGGAAACTATATAATAGTAAAAACCATCTGTGATTTTGAATTTATTGGTACACATCACCAAGGATCACTGAACCTTGACCTGTGTAGTTAACAACATTGAAATCTTCTCCTATACTAACATAGCTCTGAAAGGCTAATGTAGTCCCCGGACGCATCGTGGCCATAAGTATGACCTGATCATTATACCCGTCCGGAGAAACATCACCACCCATCATGAGCACTCTGTTATAATTCTTATAAGTAGTGTAAGGTATTTCGAAAGTTATTGAATTATTATGGAAGTCCAAGGCAACACCTTGCATAGCCCTCCTAAAGAAACAATTAGTAGAAAAATCTTCGAGGGCATAAGTGCCACCAAATCTCTTGTTACTATCAAACCCTCGAACTCGATAAGCCGTTAAATTAAGCCTATCAATACCCTGAGCACTATCTTCTGGATAGAAGACAATCTTGTACCGGATCGACCCTCTAGCGTAGTTAAACGAATTAAGAAGGTGTGTCAACGGATTTCTTGCGCATTTTAAACCAATGGTACCACCAAAGCTAACCCCAGCCAATTTAGGTAAAGTTGGGAAACTAAGGTAAGACCAAATATCAACGGCGCCGGTGTTAGGCGGGAACTGACCATATTCCACTGGTAAGTAAGACTTGCATAACGTTCGATAGGATAAAATAGATTCACCGACATATAGCTTATTTGCATTCTCATAATTTGAATCTGAATTGAAAACATGTTTCTTAGGTTTCTTGACTCTTTCAACCAAGGCACCAGATTCAAAATTTAAACTGGGGGGCCATGTTTCTGGTTCAAAACCAGCATATGGAGTTAGCAAAGAAGAATCTGACGGAATCTTTAAATTTCCTGGTCCCGGAATTGTTCCATTATTATATTGGCTTAAAAACGAACTAGTAGGTTCAGCGAATTCAATATCATCACTATAAGCGGAAACATAAAACATGGCATCTGCTGTATTAACGGGGGCAGAAAGCTCCTGATGAACAGTTATATAGAGATACCCTGGATTAGTACCAAAAGAATGTGTGTCGCCCTGACTTAAGGGCTCCATTATACTATAAGGTAAATTATTTCCATGCTTCACGGTTATCTCCACATCAGTTTCAGTGGTAATATCCATGATATATGACTCAACCAAATTGCTAATCGGTTCAGTAAATGGAACAGTCAACTTTGCAGGGGACCAAAATATTCGTAACCTTCCTCTATGAAATTTAGAGGCTATGACGCTTATTCTGTAAGTAATTGATCCTCGCCAATACTTAAAATTACTAGCTACATCTCCTAAAGGGCTAAGATTCACTCTAAAGGGAGTTATGTAGTAAATATGTAGTGGCGTTATAGGAATGGCTGCAATTACAGTGTCCGCCTGAAAAGCGATCGTCCAAATTCCATCTTGAACCACAGCGGGTCGCTGAGTAAAGTTCTTAAAAGCTAAATTATCGTCCACAGCTCCATCAAATGCCTGAGTAGACACAACGATTTGCTGCTTGCCATCTAATGTAACCTTTTGCGCAGGGTCAACTGCTGAACTGATGAACATGTTGTAGTGTGGGTTATTGATATAAGGCTCCGGGGACTCGAGTTGCGTTGGTTTTGAAAAACCAAAAAGACTGGCGACATCTGAGACCACCCCGGCAGCCACCTCTAAAGGAAGCGCAAAAGCACGAAGTTGTGGGGCCTTGGATAGCTCGCGAGCAGCATTTTTAACTGCTGTTGCTGGAGCTGAAACCATGCCCTTATACTCCTTGAATTTACCACTTTGCAAAGTTCCCGAAGCCACAGGAACAACAAGTTCCACATCAGTAAGCCAAGCATGAACAGAAAACTGCCCTTCAACAGGATCACCATTTGCCATTTTATAGACTACTGGTTGATATAAGTCTAGGACGAATTCCGCAACACTACCAGCCAACAAGTCCGGAATAGGGTAAAATGTTCCTGAGACTCGAGTGAACGGTAATTTAAGTTCATACGTATCGGCCGTATTTGGGCTAATCTCGACATTGGTTAAAGCTGTATAACCAGGAAACTCAATCAATTTATTCTTTATGTTGGGCATCAACACCATATACCGACGCCCATAAACATAAGGGTTGTAAGACTCAGAATACCTGATGTTCATTGTGAACCTCATGTATCTGTAGTTAGCAACCTTCCTCACAATTGCAGGATTTGCAAAATATGAAGTTATAGGATTGAATGAGATCGAGGTAAATGCATTATTAGTACCATTATATATCTTTAAGGGTCGCGAAAAGAAATCAACTATAGATTGATCTGCAGGACCCAAAGAGCTCATGGTCATAATATCATCACCAACGGAGATCACCTCACCAACATCAGCAAACTCTGTCATTTTAGACTGAGTAGTATCCACATTAACGACTTCTACGTTGTGGAGTTTATTTTGTTCTTCTAAAGTATTCATAATCGTTTAAAATTGTCAGCAGGCTAACGGTTATCACACTGCTCTAGGAAATTCATATTACTGGTTAGTCAAGCCAGAAGACATTTGTCGTTTAGTGACTGTTTCTCGGGATCGCGTGAGAATTCCAACATACGCGATCCTTCTCGCTAGGGTTTTATTACAATGAACCCATTTCGATTGTCCCATTGAGATAATCCTCTTTGAGTGAATCGAAATCGGGCCAGGACTGGATAAACCTCTCCAATCCCTTCATTTTCAATAATTCAAAGATATGTTCACGTTCTCTATCAAAACGATCTCTACCATACATGAAATATTGATGTAGAGCATCACGGGCATTGTTCACCGTGAGCGCCTCAAGAGTGCTGGAATTTCCTTTTATAAAAGCCATCAATTTTAATATCGATGCCTCATCTAAAGGTGCCATCCAGCATTTCAGTTCTTCATCATACCGAAAACTCCTCTTAAGAAACACAACTTTGTCTATAGTGACAAAGGTCAGCTCTGGGTTTTTCCTCGCATCCGTTATTGGGAAGCCTAACTGCTTTGCGGCCCTCCCTCGGCTGCTAGGGTTATAAAAAATCCTTACATTCTCACGTGCTGAATCAACATTGTCGTCACCATAATTTATTAAGGCAACATTCTTGTCAAAATCAGGCATCCCCTTAATCGCTTCACTATACAGCAATTGGGGTTTATCATTCTTCTGATAATCCAGCCATGTGACTATATATATTAAAATATGAAGGAAGGATTCCATAACAGAATTAATCTCAGCGGTGCAGGCTCCGCCAGATTCTGTAACATTCACGACATACACCAAAACACCATCAACTAAGACGAAGTATTGTGAGATATCTCCAGCTACGGACTTCAAAACGTCCAACATCGACATACATACAAATTTATCACGATACTGGAATTCAATCTCAATGTTAAACCAAGGATTACTCTTCAACTTATTGATTATTATACCTAAAATTAGTGTCACAAACCAAATATAGGCGTCATAAAACTTATAATCACTATCTACAATGAAGGCCAAACTAGGATCCATAGAGGCGAGTTTATTAACAAACCCACCCCAGCACTTTGGATCCGCAGCATTAGCCCCCACAGCCATGTGAGCCTTACCAGATTGCCTTATCGCTATAAAGACATTCTTTAAGGGCATTAAAGTCAACACCAATTTCTCAAAAGGAGTTAAGTACACATATCGCTGTCTACCAGTTAACTCTTTCTCAATAGTTATAGGTTCATCCTTAGGAAAAGCCTTAGACATATGGCCAGCAGTATAGCCGGATTTATACGCCTCCAAGCTCTTGAAAACATTTTCATACACATCTTCATGTAACTGTCTACTTCCTGGTTTTTCACCCTCGAACACCAAATCACGTTTAAGTTTAACTCGGTAACGAGGTCCAGGAGCTGTTGACAAATTAACGGCACCGCTTATCGTTCCAGCAATGCCATTCAAAACATTAGAAAATGAGCATGGTCTAATATCATTCCAATCACACCAATTATCCATAATATCACTTAAGATGATTCTAGCTTTCTTAAGAATCAATGGGTTAATCATGCGCGGCGAATCCTCAATGGCCCTGAATTTTGTTAAAACAGGGTTCACATATTGAGGAACTCCGGCACTATCATTAGTAATATAACTTTGAAAATCAGGAATCTTGTATTTATCTTGATTTAAAAATTCGTATATCAAACTCTTTCTGATTCTAGATTTCACTGTGCATTTATTTTCTACCCAGGCTACAGGGGTGGCGTAGCCTCGTATATGCACCGCGAAAGATCCCTCTTTAAAACTTTCCATGTTAACACCTTCAAGTCCCACAGGCTTAAGCTCTGGGAAACTATTAGGAGTTACCATGCAGCTTTGGGATAAAATACCAGCCTTAGCCTCGTCTAAATCCGTAGAAAATATTCGAACCTGAAAACAAGCTTTCATCCCATGTTTAATGGGGCGATCATTAAAAGAACCACAATGTATACCAATAAGTGAGGAAAAATCCCCAGTTGATACAATCGGGGATCCACAATCGCCATTAACAGTTGCTCCGGAATTAAAATAATCCAAATATGGTAAATTACTATCAGTTATGACAGTTTTATTTGGAGTATAAATCGCGGAATGGGAAATAGTTGTGGATCTAAATCTTTGATCCTCATCTGATCGTGAAGTTATGAATTCAACAGGTCCAACAAATTTGTTAGTGTCGGACTCTGGTAATATTCGCGTAATCATCTTAAAAGCATTAGAGCCAGTAGAAAATCCGCATAAATCACGATCTTTAAAAAAATAGATATAATCTTTTATTAACGTCATGTTGAACTTCATATTATGAGTTAGAAACAATATTTTAATCGCGGCATCGTCTGGTAACGACTTGAAGGTATGGGCTGTAGTAAAAACAATGTTCGAACCCAGAACTATACCAACGCCACGCTTCAAGTGGTCTCCAATCTGAATAAAATATTCAACGATATTAGCCCTTATCAGGTCATTAAAAGGTTGAATTTGATTAGATTGGAGTCTAGTTAGAGTAAGAGCCTCAACCTGCAGTCCTTTCGGACGAGTTACAGGGTGTGGAGGCTGATCACTCTGCATAGCACCAATTTGGGCGTCAGTTTGTTTATATGTTTTAAAGTAATCGTCATCATTTTTCCGATATCCCGCTCCAGAAAACTGCAAGTTGTAGGTCGAATTAACATGCCTAACAAAAACTCTCACAGTTTTATATAAAGCAAAGAAGCCTAAAATTGATCCTAAAGCTATTCCAGCTATCTCATAGCAGCTTTTAGCAATACGATCTCGCGTAGACTTTATCGCCTCAGTCACTACCGGTATATTGGCTTTTATTGCATTATCTGCAGCAACGTTTAAAGGAGATTCCTGTGTAAATGTATTAACTATATCATTCACATTATTAGAAATCACATCCTTCATCTTATCTCGAATCGACTCATCGTCAATAATCGAGGAAACACAACATCTAACAGGATAAGTGATAGCCTTATGAACTTTCTTCGACAACCAACCTTCAAGCACAACCTCTCCGTTAACAACTCCGTTACGAGCGTCACGGATGGCCTTAGCCTTATTAAGGTTATCGAAGAATCCAGTGGGTTGCACATCCTCTGCGGGCAATGACATTGCATCCAAACAGTCTTTGACAGCACTCTCACCAAATTGGATATTCATAAAACGCTTAAAATCAAACGTATCAACATCAACGACTTCAACGAATTGATATAAGTTCCTATACTCTTGAGCTGGCTGTTTAACCATCTCAAGGCAATTTAAACCTTCAAGTCCACAAACATGGGTGAGCCTATTATGCTCATTACACCACTTTGAGCCAATTAGATCGTTGGTCGCAAATCGAGCCTTATCAGATCGCTCAATGAAATCATTATGATATTGCTTTAAAAATCTGCATAACGTGTCATAGTTAACATTAGCCATCTCAACACCTGAGAATTTATGAAATTCAAACTCAGTAGTTACGTTGTTCACAGCTATAGGTCTAAACACATTATAAGTGTGCAAATCAGTAATCTTAATACGACCACCAGCATTGTTAATTTGTCCCCCACCCTTCTTAGATAAGAGGTGGGCATCATTAACAATAACTTCGATAAAAATCTCAAACCGTCTCATACCCGCAGAAGGGTTATTCATAACAGCTCTAAAATTTCCATCAGCAAAATTGCTGGTGGCAATAATCACATCAAAGTTATACGTTATATTTCCTTTATCAGGTAAATCGGCCTGAGGGGTAACCATGGAAAATTCGCTACAGATAGAGCAAATTTTTGCCATAACCTCATCAGGGGCAACTTTAACATTAGCAGATCCAACATCATCAATTAGACCAATACGCTCTTCTCTGTAACCATCCATATGCTTAGTACTAGTATTAATATTATACGCAGCATTAGCATGGTTTGCAATGTTCAAATTCTCCGCAGTTATAGCGATACAAGAATGAACAATAGAACTCTTACCACTGCCGGCGGGACCATAAATAAATATTCCCATCGGCTGTGATCTAATCATCTTACCTTTGAAGTAATTTCGTAACATTGGATATAAAGCACCTAACTTATGTATCATATTTTGCACTTTGCCAGCAACAATTGGTACAGCCTTGGCACCGGTAAGTAAATCTCTACCAGTCTTGCTTAGGGCCGACACCAATGTACATAATTGATTATAACTAATATCATTGGCTAAGTTGGAAAGTGTGGGTTTATCGCTAATTTCACGAATAATACGCTCACTAACTTCCAACCATCTCTCAAAATCTTTTATTGGGTTAAGAAATATTGAATCACCACTAATTAAATACGGTAATCCAGACTTCAAGAAACTATAAATCCATTTTCCAACTAAACCTACAAAACCAGTCACCTTATCGACCGTTCCGCAGTTTTTGTTGTACCATTCATCATATTGCTCCAATCTATTAATCCCTCCGGCAGCCAAAATAAAAGGCGCTAGAGTTATCGAGTTCAAAACTCTCCTCGAGTTTCTACCAAAATCACTATCATCAAAAACAACAGAATCCTTGCTAGTAACAACTTTAAAGAAACCATCTATGGCTTCCTCCTTAGGACCCTCCAGGTTATAATCTCGGTTACGATTACCTAGAGAATCATGGAGAACCATAAAATTGTTATCTTTAATCTCCAGCGAGCACAACCTCTCGGCCATGCTCCTAACAATTCTCGTCACGTGATCGAGTCCATGCTCCTTACAGAACACTTCCTCGTCCTCGCAGCCATCACAATTTTCAGCATTAAGCCTACAAATTATAATAGCCTCTTCTCTAACAGTAGAAACATACTCACTAACAGACAATCCCTCAGTGAAATCTATTTTATAAAAGAAGAAATATCCATTTAAAATATCTATCAAAGAAGCTAAGACATCCTGTTTCTTAAGAACAGATAATAATGTCTTAGCTACGTCGATATAAATTAAATCAATATTGGCGTAGCAAATTGATGCATAACGCAAAATATCTTCATTATACTTATTAGACTTAGTAGCAACATCAGAATTCTTCTCACCAAGAAGAATCCAAGCCTTATAATGCTCTAAAACGCTACTCTCATCTCGCAGCCCTTCAAAGTCAGGAAAAACCTGCTTTTTCGGGTTATCGCAAAATTCAAGAAACTTAACAGCATCATAGGGGGTTAAAGAAAATGTACCGGACAGCACCTCCGGTCCATCCATCAATTTCCCTCTAACCGCCTTAACATCCTTAGGCTTAGTGTGCCTCAAATATACAGTCTCAACATAATCTTTGACAGATTCAAACGTGGTCTTACTCACGTATAATCTGCAGAGAAAATACAACTGTGTAACGAAAACTGAAAATGTGGGGTTTAAGCCCAAATTAACAATCGCTACAATAATATCCGAAACAAACAGTCCAATATCACCAATAGTAGACTCGAAACTCACATTTCCGTTTCTATCAAACGTGAATTCGAATCTCTTTCCCTTCTGTGATTGCTTAACTCTCTCATGCCTGCGCTTATCGCGCTGGACATCGAGATATTTCTCAACCGTCTTTGCGCGATCATCCTTTATTTGCTTTGCTCTGGCAAATTTTAGGAGTTGCGCATCATCAACATCATCACCATTCCAAGCTATTGTATTAACTTTAGCCTGGACTTGTGGTTTAATTTTCTTAACCATCTTAGAAGAAAATTTACTATGATTCCTATTCGGTTTAAGGTAATCCTCAAATTCGATACCACTTGGTAATGAATCCGGGCTGGGTGGTAGCTCAAAATGTTTAAAATCAGACGTATTTTGTTCCCCGTCATCGTGGGAAATGGTTTGGTTTTGTTTTTTAAAATTGACATTAGTATCCATGATAAGTAAAGTATCCCAGTCATGAAAACACAGGAATATAATCAATGCCCAATGGGCAAGGGTGTTCTCCGACCTAACTCCGTGGTTACCTCCACGTGTTAGATTTCAATATATTGGGTTTTACAGACTGCGTGTATTGAGACGCGCAATAGGGGCCTCGCTCTCTCTCCAGAGCTAGCCAAGAAGTAAGAGGTGGTAAATATTCGAGTGGGTCTTACGGTCCCCTCGAATCTCAAGTGTATCTCATTTAAAATAAATATAAGTTCCTATAGATGAAACCCGTTAAAGTTCGCAAACAGTCAGCGAATCAACGTAAACTTATAATCATCAAAAATTAAACACACTCTCGAGTATCTAAAGCGAATTGCACGCTTACTAAATATTAGAGACCTCAAATAAATTGTCAATGGGTTAATACCCACCCCGTTAGGGGTTAGCCCTATAAAAGGGCCGCCACGGGTTATGTGGCGCCAATAAACTCTCCCTTAAGAGTTAATTGGTTATTGAGAATATGCTAGTAATTAGGGCTAGCAACCTAGTCAAAAATGACAAGAGGATTTTCCAATGGCAAAAGCCAAGGTGTCCGCTATCAGGACAATCTAAATGCTATATTTAGGGCAAGACGTTAACTTCACGAAAAATCGTTGAAGAACGCCAAGAGACATGTGTGATAGACATGTCTAAACATTGTAATTACAACCATTAGTCGCCAGATTAGGCCGACACTACGATAAAATCGTAGGAAAACAATATGCAAGGAGATCCTTG